GGATTAGCCTCTGTATCTGCTGGGGCAGTTGCTGAAAAATATACAGCATTTCTATCATCTGCAAGGGTATCAATAAGATCAACATAATCACTAGATCCTGGAGATTTACCTGCTCCAAATTTACCCAAAAGATACTCAATAGTCCTGACAGTCATACAATCATTATACCACCTCAAGTTATAAATAGATAGAGTATGGTATGATATCATTATGAAAAAGTTGCATATTGATAAAGATTTATGGGTTATTGAAAATTTTTTGTCTGAAGAAGAAATTAAAATTTTGATGGGATATTGCCTGGAAAAAGATAATTGGTATACAACTATGAGGTCAAAAGATGGCCTTGTGATGAATAAATATGTTGGAAGAGATTTAGATAAAGACGAAGATGGAAACATATTACAGCCTTTGGGTCACAATACTCAACATGATGTTCCAGTTTTTACAAAGCCTGGTGGTATATTTGAAAGACTTTCTATAGTTTTACCATCATCATATAGACCGCACTCAACAATTCAATCATACAAGCCAGTAGATGACCATGGCGCACTGGAAGATCTCACGATTGATTGGCATTATGAAGCATCTAATGAAAATGGTACTATTGACAATACAGTAACTGGTGGTTTTGTTGTTTATATTAATGATAATTTTGAAGGCGGAGAATTAGATTTTAAGCATAAACCATATAAAATTAAGCCCAAGGCGGGGATGCTTGTTAATATTCCAGTAACCGAAGAGTATACTCATGCAGTTAGACATACGTATAAAAACATTAGACATGTTTTGTATGGTACATGTTTTAAAGATATTTCTCCTGGATCTTTTAAAACTACAGATAAATGCTAAGTTAAAAAGTGTAATATGGTATCATATAAATATGACTCAAACCTTTGCTGACACATGCTATTTTTGTGACCAACTGGCTGAATATAACCAGGTTGTTAAAATAGAAAATAATTCATATACCGTATCTGGGGTATGTAAAGATCATTTAGAGATGGGATTGTCTGCATAGCAGGCATATTTGACAATAATTCATGTCTTTGATATGCTTGTCTTATGATAAGTATGGAAATACCCGATCCTTTTCAAACCTTTGTAGCCAAAAAATATGCTAACTATAAAGGTCTAGTTTATGATTTCTTTGCCAAAGAATGGTATTTAAAAACATCTTGTTGTGGTGAAGAACTTTATGCGCCAAACAAAAAGATTATGACAAAAATAAGGCTATATCACACAAGAAATGAATGTTTAGGTGGTTATTGATGGAAAAAAATGAATGCGGAAAGTGCTTAATGTCTAAAAAAGATCCATTATTTTGGGAAAGTCATCAAACCATGAGCAATGGTAAAGTCTGGTGTGCAACAAAAATTTAGTTATGATATACTTTTAATAAACAACCAAAGGGGGACAGAATGTCAGCAGCAACAGTAGAAAAGGTTATAGAAATTATTTCAACACGAAGAACACAGGTTTTAGAAGCAAATGGATTTGCTGAAAACCCAGAGGATCCAAATAACGTTCAGTTTGCATGGATTAATGGAATCTATGATGACCTTATTGAATGTATTAAGGCTTCTTCATAAATAAATGTGTGATTGTAGGGTTTGTAAATTAGAATTTTTATACCCAACAAACATTGATAGAATAGTAGAAGATGTATTTAATTATATGATGGAGGATAAAAATGGATGAAGCGCTTTGGAAGAAGATGACGGAGCATACTCCTCTTGATCAGTTACTTAAGATTGATGCAATTCCAGATGTTGTAAAGATAGAAGAAAACATTTGGGTTATTAAAAATTTTGTGTCAGAAGAAATACTTGATTCATATAACAATTACATTGCATCAATTGATGAAAAAACTTGGTGGGAAAAAAACAAAGATTGGTGGATTGGAAAGTTTATATCAGTAGATGAAAACTCTGAAATATTTGCAACATCCTCAAAGGTAATAAAAAAGTTTGAATCAATACTTAATGAAGACGTTTATGTGGGTGCTTTTGGATCAATTCATAGACTAACTCCAGGGCAGGGAATGTTTATTCACACAGACAATCCTACAGAAAAAAGACGTATTTATGATGAAAATGGTCAAGAAGTTGGTGGTGCAAGTGGACACAATAATTACTGCATATTAGCCGTTGTTCTTTATTTAAATGAGTTTAATGGTGGAAACTTATATTTCCCACAAATTGGAATAGAGTATCATGGTAATCCAGGAGATCTTGTACTATTTCCAGGAACTGGAATAAAATATGATCATGGAGTAAGACCATTAGAAGATGGGCCAAACAGATATATAACAACTGGCTTTGGTTATGACCCAAGGGTAGAAATTATGAAACAAGCGCAGTATGTTTTTGAAGATATTGAAACTGGAGACTATGTACAGGTTGAGCCAGCATTGCTTAAGAATGATCCAGAAGAAGTCATGAAACTTCCTCCAAGAACGTTGTCATGAAAATAGAGCAAATACTTTATGATACTAAAGGTTTAACTAAAATTGAAGAAAATATTTGGGTAATACATAATTTTGTAAGCAAAGAAGAATCAAATCATTATTTAGATTTTGCTAACTCTGCCAACGAAGATGATTGGTGGAAAGAAAATTCTGGATGGTATCAAGGTAAATATTTAAATGCATCTCAAAATAAAAAGATACAAGAAGTATCTAACAACATAATACAAAGATTTGCTTTATTGTTTAAGTCAGATGAATTTATTGAGTACGGTAGCCCTAGTTCTATTCATAGAATGAAACAGGGGCAAGAAATGTTTGTTCATGCAGACTTTAGTGAAATTGCAGAGAATGACAATGAAATAATTTTATTTAATACTGCAATATATCACAATGATGTTCCTGGAGGAGAAATATACTATCCAGAAATTGGAGCAGAGTACCATCCAACTCAAGGAGACATTGTAATACATCCAGGAACTACTAGATATAGGCATGGCGTTAGACCAGTTTTAAGTGATACCAGATACATATCAACCTTGTGGGCTGCAAATAAAAAAGGAATAAAAATTAAAACATCTGGAAACATGTATAAGGATGATAATGGATAAATATATAAACATATACAGATATCCAGAAAACAATGTAAAAGCAAAACCACTTTCAGCAAAAAGAGAATGGTTAAAAAATAGTAATGGTTTACATTGCCCACCAATGATGTTGGCTAATACTCTTGGTTGGTATTATGGACTTGAAGAAGATATTACTTTTAACTGGAATGGCGAAATGATGCCAGGCAGTGTAAAAATAATTAATACAAAAACTGGAGATCCAGTACATAACTCTATTGCAAATAATAATTTTGGAGAAGGAGTAATAACTTTTGGAGGCACAAGGGGTTTCTTTGAAACTACAGAAGGATACTCATTGCTTTTATCTGGACCAACAAATATGTGGATTGATGGTATTCATCCTTGTACTGGGATAGTAGAAACAGATTGGTCTGCATTTCCATTTACAATGAATTGGAAAATGACCATGACAAATCAAGACATTTTAATTCCAAAAGATTATCCAGTTATGTGTTTTATTCCAATAAAAATAGCAGAATTTGAAGAATTTAAAATAGAATATAAAAATGCAGAAAAATGGGAAAAAATTGATCAAATAAATATTTTTAGTCAAAACAGAAACAATGATGGAGTAGTCAAAGAAAATGATGAAACCCATGGATTATACCTAAATGGCAAAAATGCATATGGTGAAAAAATAAAAGAGAGAAACAAGTTATTTAGGCTTTTTAAATAATACTTAGGTTGACTTTAACCTACAAGTTTGATATACTGGATAGATGAATAATCATAACTGTGATTTTAAGTTAGACCTAGATGGGCAGGTCACCTGCTCTATTTGTGGTGCTATGGATGACGATATGAAGCCAGATATTTTTGAGACACAAAGGGATTTTGAATAATATGACACTAGGATTAGTATTATTTTTTTGCACGGTAACGTGGTTAATAACAATGATGTACTACACTGATAGATATAAAATATTTTTATATGAAAATGGATTTGCTAAGGTTAGATGTGCTCACTGTTCAAAATCACTATTAGTTGACTATAAAAACCTTCGGCAACCTATGTACTGTAACTGGTGTAAGTAATGGAGTGTTTATTGTGTTTGATACCAGTGTTTATTTCTGGTTTTTTAATTAGGTTCCGCAAAAAGTGATTAAATTTGGTGAGCCTCAGCATAAAACCAAGATTATTCCTCTTAGGTGGTTTGCAAACCTTTGTGAGAAACCTGCTTCTTATAACCTTATGATGGCTTTGCATCATAGTGATCATGATGATTATGGGTTTAAGTATAAGTACCATGCAATTTTATCTAATTGGCTATATAAACCTTACATAAGTTGGGGAACATTTTACACAGCAGAGTTTGATAATGATCATTAATTATCTTGATTGGCTTAGTATCAATAATATAGATTGGGAATTAATATGAGTACTTGCGCTATTTGTCGCAGACACACTGACTATCCTACAATATGGCAAGGTGCCAAATTATGTATTGACTGTGTACCTAAAGAACGGAAAGCGTTTACATATGATGTAGTGACTAAAGATGTTACTCTTCAGGTTGTAACTAGGTCCCCTGAAAAATGGATGTTAATAGACAGAGAAACTGGACAAACATATCAAGGCAGTATAAATGGTTACTGGGATAGACTTGATCCAGTAATTAAAGATGTTGACAACAAAAACAAGCCTTGATATACTAATTAAATGAAAGAACCAAAGATCACAAAAATGGACTGGAAAGCCTTGGGGTATTGGCCAGTATACAAAGATGGAAAACTAAAATGGGTTCCAGAAAAGGAAGTTAAAAATGATTAGTGTATTTTTTTTAATACCTGCGTTTGTAATGGGATATGTTGCATGTTACATTGCTATGACGTATAAGGTTGATCAATAATGTATATTGTTTTATCTCTAATGTTTATTTTTCTTGGAATTTGGGTATTTAAACTATGAATATTAAAATTATTGTGTGCAAAGTAAAAGGTCATACCTTGGTTGTAGCAGGAGCATGCCCTTTTACGGGATCAACCTATGACTATTGTGAAAGATGTAAAGCAATGATTCCTAGGGAATTAGCAGAATAATATTTATTTAGGCTATATAATGTAGGTATGACAAAGCCAAATTATCCATACTACATGGTTGAAGATTTTATAGATAAAGAATACTGCGATCAGTTGGCAAAATATTTTAAAGATAATGCTCAAGAAGATTCAAGACAATACTATAAAACATATGGCATTGACGGTAAAAAATATTTCTTTGCTGGCTATTTGCCTAAAGCAAAAGATTACGATCCAGAAATGAAGATATACGAAGCCGTTCATTTTGCTTATGATTTTTTTACAAAAAACTATGACATTGCAGGCAATTTTGAATTAAATAGAGTATCAGCAAATTTAATGTTTGAAGAATCAGAGTTAAACCCACACCACGATGACAGGGCTGGAACAACACCATTAAGTGAAATTGGAAGTAGAACGTATGTGTGTGGAATATTTTTAACAGATGATTATGAAGGTGGAGAAATTACTTTTGAAGAACATGATGTTTCTTTTAAACCAAAGGCTGGAAGTTTATTAATGTTTCCTGGATTTAGTTCAAGGCATGGAGTAAACAAAATTGTATCGGGATTAAGATTAAATATATTAGTTAATTTTTTTGATGTTATTGATAGAAATAAAGTAAATCCAGACTACCCTGCATACTAAAATTTGCATAAAAATTATTTTTCTGATATACTTATTTTATGTGGTCATGGGTATTAGCAGTTATTGGTGTTGCAGGAATTTATTTTGTTGGTCGTAAAACTATCTGGGGATGGCTTATTCTTTGTGCCAACGAAATTTTATGGATTACCTATGCAGTAATTACTAAACAATATGGGTTTATATTTTCAGCAATAGCCTATGCTATTGTATATATTAAATCTTTTATGCATTGGAGGAAAGATGGCTGATTGGACAGAAGAACTAACTGAAGAACAAAAAAATAATATTATGAATCTTATTGTTACTACAGTTAAAGAAATTAGAACTCAAATGGATCAGGATATTTTATTTACCCAACAAATTTGGGAACGAAAAGGTTTTGTAAAAAGTCGCAGAACACGCAAAGCATTTGAAGCATGCCGTGCTATTGTACAAGGGAAAAATGAAATATTTGAAAAAGAAGAAGTTTAATCTTTTGTGATTACAAACATCATGTCATCTGGCTTATTGTTAATTAAACGATTATCATAAAATTTATAACTATAACTAATTAAATGATTTTTTATTGTTTCTACATTTTCAAATACCTGAATGTCTTCAATAAAATATTTACCGCCTGACTTTAATTTTGAAAAATAATTATCAAAAGTTTTAATTTGTGCATCAACTTTATGAACTCCATCATCAATTATATAATCAAATACTTCATCTTCAAAATTTTCATCGCAAGACTTCTTATCCATAGAGTCAATTACGTATACTGGATAGTCTATACCTTCTGGAACAACCCCATTAAACTGGGGATAAAGATCAACGCCACATACTGTTGCATCTTCAAAGTATGAGTCCCAAAGAAGCAAAGAACCTCCATGCCATACACCAATCTCAAGGATTGAAACATTTTTTGTTTTAGTCATCTCTTTTTCATATATGGGTAAATAACTATGAGGATAGTCTTTATCAGTAATAGTTCTATCTAGTATATGTCTTAAATCGTTTAATGTTTCTTGCATCCCCATTTTTTAATTATATCATAAAGATCGGTTTGACAACTAAGGCACTTAGGTGTACAATAATATTAAAGATAAAGAATGGACATAAATGGCTAGACAATGTGGAACATGCACAAAATGTTGTGATGGAACATTAAGTGGAAAAATTAATGGACATGAAATGGGATTTGGCAAACCATGTCATTATCTTACAATAGGTAAGGGATGTAATATTTATGAAAAAAGGCCACAGGAGCCATGCAAAAGGTATGAGTGTGCATGGATTTCTGACGAAAATATTCCAGACTTTATGAAACCTGAAAATTCAAATTGCATTTTAGATTACAAAGAAAAAAATAAAATAAAATATTTAAGATTAACTGAATCTACAACACCTTATACTGCGGAAGTATTATCTTGGTGTATTGATTATGCAAAATTAAATAATTTAAACTTTGAGTGGTCTATTAACGGAAAAAGTTATTACATTGGAGATGATAACTTTATTAAATAAATGCGGATATTGCATAGTGGTAGTGCGTAACCTTGCCAAGGTTAATGTGCGAGTTCAATTCTCGCTATCCGCTCCAAACGTCTGTAGTTCAGTGGATAGAACAATGGACTTCTAAGCCATGTGTCGCAGGTTCAATTCCTGCCAGGGGTACGATTATGTTATAATTGTTATGTGAGCCTTTTAAATATTTTTGATGAATCAATAAAAAACTCTTCTGCAGTTTTACTAAAGAATTATTTTCCAAACTCTATAAATTGGCAAAATACTTTAGATTTTATATATAAACAATCTGTGATAAAAAATCCAGACCTTAAAAAGAAAAAAAATCCTCAATCATTAATAGACGTTGTTGGAAATATTTTAACTCTTTATCAATTTTGGCTAGCCCCTCAAACTGGAAATGTTTGGGATGATTTTCCAGAGATAAAGGATTTTATTATTAAGTTAAACAAAGATTGCGGAAATGAAGAAGATATTAATGGGTGTAGTTTTTACAAAAAATGGGATGCCAGAGAGTGTACTTGTAAATCAATTTGGCACTCTGAAGGTGTCAAGGTTTCTCTTTCAGAAAAATTTATTGGTGATCATAGCGACCCTTGGGATGCATGCTATCTTCAAATAATTGGAAAATCATTTTGGAAAATAACGGGATCAGATTCAGCAACATATGAACTCAATGAAGGAGACCTATTGTTTTTTCCAAAAGCAACTTCTCATGAAGTCTGGTCTGAAGGTCCACGGATGGGTCTATTAGTAAGTTCAAGCAAAAGAAGCATATTTAATCTTTAATTAAGGCTTGTTCTGCTAAAAGCACAAACTATGCTATAATGTTTAGATGAATGAATTAATTGACATGCTTAAACGTCTTCTTGGAGATACTGTTGCCCTTAAATTTAAGGCTCACGGTTATCACTGGAATGTAGAAACTGATGATTTTCCTCAGTACCATGATTTTTTTGGTGACATTTATGCAGAATATGATTCAGCAATTGATCCAATGGCAGAATGGATTCGCATTCTTGGGGATTACGCACCATTTAAACTTTCTAGATTGACAATGCTTAGTTCTATTCCTGAGACTGAAGTAACTTCAGACCACGAAGATATGACAATGGATCTTTATCTTTCTAATGAAACAATGATTAATAAATTTGCTATTGCTGCTGATATGGCAACGGCTGCAAAACAATATGGACTTGCTAATTTTCTTGCTGATCGCCAAACAGCACATCAGAAATGGTCCTGGCAATTAAAGGCTTGCTGTAGTGAAATGCTTGCCGAAGAATCAATGCCAGAGGCTGAAGTAGAAGTTTCTTCTCCAAACATTACAGAGTAATTTTTTTAAAAGGGGTAAATCTTGGCTAGAATTGTTTTTTTGGGTAATTTCAGTGTTGACTATAGCAGTGAAAACCATCACGTAAAGTCATTAGAATCTCTTGGTCACACTGTTATTAAAATGCAAGAGCGTGAAGCAAAGGCCCAGCATGTACTAAGAGAATGTTTAAATAGTGATCTCTTTGTTTGGGTTCATACTCACGGATGGCATACTCCTGGTAACATTGGGATGGATAAAGTTTTATCTACCCTCAAAAATTCAAATATTCCAACAATGACATATCATCTTGATTTGTGGTTTGGTATTGAACGACAAAAAGATTTAGAAGAAGACCCATTTTATAAATCAATTGGACATTTTTTTGCTACAGATAAATTAATGACTGACTGGTTTAACAAAAATACAGAAGTTAAAGGGCATTTTTTGCCTGCAGGAGTATATGATAAAGAGTGCTATATTCATCAAGACTATAGCCCAAATGATTTTAAGTACGATGTTATATTTGTTGGTAGCAAAGGTTATCACCATGAGCATAAGTATCGTCCAGAGTTAATAGATTTTTTAAGAAAAACATATGGTGAAAAATTTCTTCATGTAGGTGGAGACGGCGATACTGGAACAGTTCGTGGAGATGCACTAAACAAAATATACGCACAAAGTAAGATAGCCGTAGGGGATAGCCTTAACATTAATTTTAACTATCCTTACTATACTAGCGATAGGTTGTTTGAGAGTACTGGTCGTGGTGGTTTTACTATCTACCCTCGCATTACAGGGCTTGAAGAATACTTTGAAGATGGTAATGATATTGTATTTTATGAACACGGTAATCTTGAAGATCTAAAAACTAAGATAGACCATTATCTTAATGCTAATCTTGAAAGAGAGCAAATTAGATTCAATGGTCATGAAAGAACTAAACGAGAGCACACATATGTTCATAGGTGGGCAACTATTTTAACAAAACTTGGTGTAAAATGAACTACTTAGTTACAGGCGGTGCTGGTTTTATTGGTTCAAACTTAGTTGATAGATTAATTGAACTTGGAAATAATGTAACAGTAATAGATAATGAATATTCTAAAGTGCACGATCAATTTTATTGGAACGAAAAAGCACAAAACTATAAACTAGATATACGTGATTATAAAAATACAAGAAAATTATACGAAGGAATTGATTGTGTTTTTCATGTTGCTGCAGAGTCAAGGATCCAGCCAGCAATACAAAACCCTGTTGAATCAATCAGCATAAACTCTGTTGGAACTGCAACGGTATTGGAATGTTCAAGAGAGGCAGGGGTTAAAAGAGTTGTATACTCATCAACATCTTCTGCGTATGGGAAAAACCCTGTTCCAAACCATGAAGAACAACCAGAAGATTGTTTAAATCCATACTCAGTTTCCAAGGTTAATGGAGAAAAATTGTGCTCCATGTATACAAAATTATTTGGTATTGAAACTATTATTTTTAGATACTTTAATGTTTATGGAGAAAGGCAACCATTAAAAGGTGAGTTTGCTCCAGTTATAGGTCTTTTTGATAAACAGTTTAAAGATGGACAACCACTAACTATTGTTGGTGATGGTAATCAAAGAAGAGACTTTACCCATGTATCTGATGTTGTTGAAGCAAACATTCTTGCAGCACAGGTTAATGATGGTTTTGGAGAAGTTTATAATATTGGTTTTGGTAAAAATTATTCTATTCTTGATATTGCAGGAATGATATCTGATAATATTGTTTTTATTCCTGAAAGAATTGGAGAATCAAAAGAAACTCTTGCATCATACAAAAAGTTTAATGCTTTGACAGGCTGGGAACCAAAGATATCACTAACAGAATGGTTAAACAAATGACAGAAATGATTAAGGCAGTATTAAACGGAGAGTTTGAAATGATTTTGCCTAAGCACCGTGCAGATAGACCAGACTGGTACCAACCACATGGGTGGGAAAAACCAAGATTAAAACATATGTCTGAGAACATTGGTGATGAAGATGTTGTTTACTACGTTGGTGCTGAAGAGGGAGAATTTCCAGCACTATGTCAAATGTGGGGGGCAGAAGTAGTTTTATTTGAGCCAAATCCTAAAGTTTGGTCGCACTTTCCTGCAACATGGACTGCAAATAATTTAAAAATTCCTATAGTATGTATTCCTGGATTTGCATCTGACAAGATCAATGACCTTGCAAGAATTTACTATAATGAATGGCCACCAGAAGTAAATGATGTAATTGAAGCAGCACATGGATTTAAAGAGTTATATCTTGAAGGAGATACCTATGGTCAGATCACAATAGATTCTTGTGTTTATGATCATGGTATTAAGCCACCTACCGCTATTTCACTGGACGTAGAAGGTAGTGAGTGGAGAGTTCTAGGAGGCTCTGAGAAGGTACTTAGAGAACACAAACCAAAGATCTGGCTATCTGGACACCCTGAGTTTATGTTACAGCAATGGGATGAATCTTTATATAATCTTAGACAATGGATCAAGGGATTAGGATATACTGAAATAATTTTAGACTATCAGCATGAGGTTCATCTATACTATGAACCAGCCTAAAGCATACATCTATTCTATTGATCCCCTTGATGCTGCAGATGGCAAATGGGATTATGCACTACTAAAAGAAACATTTGAAAAAAATAATGTTGACCAGTTAGTGGTAAAAGAAATTCCAAAAGCAGAACGTGGATTTGTTGTAATTCCTGGACAAGGAAATGCTGGTAAAGAAAATAAAATATCAAACCAACTAAAAAACCTTGATAGGGCAGTTTTATTTATTACGGGGGATGAAAGCGCATACTTTGATGTAGATAAAATTAATCATCCTAATATTTCTATTTGGGTTCAATACCCTCATAAAAAACATGAAAAATATAATAAATTTTTTGTTGGTGTTCCCCAGCATCTGAAGAAAAATTTGCCCAATTATCCTATTAAAGAATATGATATTTATTTTGGGGGACAGATAACCCATCAGCGCAGACAACAGTTGGCGGAAGTCATGCCAACCCTACCAAATGCCCTATACAAGCCCACAGAAGGCTTTGCCCAGGGAGAAAAGCCTGGGGATTACTATAGATCTATGGCTAGTGCTAAGGTCGCTCCTTGCCCTTCTGGAGCCCAGGTTATTGATACCTTTAGATTCTTTGAGGCTATTGAAATGCTTGCTTTGCCTGTTGGTGATCGTATTGATTCTAAGGGTGAAATGACTGATTATTTTAACTATGTTTATCCTGCAGGAATTCCAATTGAAAAAGTTAAAAATTGGAATCAACTACAAGAAATGATTCCTAGTCTTATTAATAATTACCCAAATAATATGCATCAGGTTGTGTGTTGGTGGATTAAATATAAAAGAGATTTTTCTATTAAAGTAATGAGGGATCTTTATGAATAAAGATGATGTAACTATTATTGTTGCTACTTCTGTTTTACCAAGCCATCCAGATACTGCAATAATTGATGAAACAATTTCTGCAATAAGGGCACACTTCCCTAACAATGAAATTATCCTACAAATGGATGGCCTGAGAGAAGAGCGTTTATCTCATAAAAAAAATTACGATGAATATAAAAATAGGGTTTTGTGGAAATGTTTACACGAATGGGAAAACGTTTTACCTATAATTTTTAATGAACATTGTCACCAAACCACCATGATGAAAAGAACAGTTGATCTTATTAATACTTCAGCAATGCTTTACGTTGAAGGTGATGCTCCAATAACTCCTGATTGTGAAATTGATTGGGAAAAATGTTTAGACATGCTAGAGTATGATAAGGCTAATACTATTCGTTTTCATTTTGAAGTAGTAATTCCTCATGAGCATAATTATTTAATGTTTGGGCTTGAAGATGGTTTTATGAGAACTACACAATGGAGTCAGAGACCTCATCTAAGTACCGTCAAATATTATCGTGATATTATTCTTCCATTTTCTGAAGAAAAAACTTTTATTGAAGACAGATTTCATGGCAAAGTTCAAGATGATGGTTGGGACGCTCACAAACTTTGGATATACCATCCAGAAGGAAATATTAAACGCTCATATCATTTAGATGGTCGCCAGGGTACACAAAAATTTACAGTAGATGATGAGACCTGGGGGTATAGTGAATGAGACTAGGAATCATTGCAAGATCTGATAACACTGGGCTAGGTAATCAAACAAGAAATATTGTTAACATGCTAAAACCAGACAAAATTCTTCTTATAGACTCAAGACCATTTAATGAAAATAAACAACACCCTGAATGGTATTCGGGATATCCTTGCATTACAACCAAAAGAGGTTTTGCATCAAAAGAAGAAATTGTTGCATTTCTTCATGACCTTGATGTAGTATTTACTTGTGAATCTTTTTATAGTAATTTATTTTTGCCATTGGCAGAAAAAAGAAATATTAAAACAATTAACCAGTACAACTATGAGTTTTTAGACTTAATAAAAGATCCTGATCAAAGAACACCAAGCCTATTACTTTCTCCTAGCGCATGGAACATTGATCATGTAAAAGAACTTCTTGGAGATCAAACAAAAATTGCTCACCTGCCTCCACCAATAAATCCAGACGATTTTGCGGTCATTAGAAAAAATAATACATCAAAAACTTACAATAGAATACTTCACATTGCTGGCAAGTTTGCATCTAAAGATAGAAACGGTACTAGTACTGTAATAGACATGCTTCAATACTCTACCGCCAACTATGAGTTAGTAATTAAAAGCCAAACACCAATAGAAACAGACTGTAGAGATCCAAGACTTACTATAGATATATCAAATACGGAGAGCAGTGCAAACCTTTACGATGGGTTTGACGCTATGGTTCTTCCAAGAAGGTATGCTGGGCTATGTTTGCCAATGAATGAGTCTTTGATGAGTGGTTTGCCAGTGTTTATGACAAATGTATCTCCAAATAATTTTGTTCTTCCACAAGAGTGGCTTGTAGAATCTAATAAGATTGACAAACTTATGACACGCATGTGGCTTGATGTATATGAAGCCAACCCAAAGAAGTTGGCTAGTTTAATTGATAAATATGTTGAAAGCGATGACAAAGAATATCAAAAGAAAAAAGCCTATGAAATAGCATTGCAACATTTTGATATAAATATGCTAAAAGATAAATACTTAGATGTTATTCAAAATATAATCAGTTGAAAAATTTCTTTTAAGATCTTTTAGATTAACAAATGTACCTTTATGATCTTTAATAAACTGAATGTTTGTGTCTAATAAGGTTATCTTATATTGAGTATACTTTAAGATGTAATAAGAAAACCAAAGGTCGTCAATAATGTGGTATTCATCTGGGCATTCAAACAGTTTATCATCTAGGAAAACATTAGAAGAGCAAACCAGTCCACCTGTACCAGCGTAGTTTCCTATCTCACCTACAGTAAGTCTAATCTTTTTCCAATAATCTTTATCAATTTGATGAGCATAAAAAGATTTAACATAGTTTTGATCATACTGATCATAGCAGTCTTGAATAAATGTTGGTGGCAATGCCTCATCATCATCTACAAAAATTATTTTCTCATAACCTTCTTTTGCTAAATCTCTTGCAAGGTAAAACCTAGAAAACTGTTTATATTTATTTTCATAATTTTTAATAAATATGTTTGTTCCAAAGTTTTCTCCATATTTATTAAAATAACCTATAAGCCTGCTATCTTTATTTTCGCAATTGTTTGATATATAAAAATCAAAAAATTTATTGGTTTGGTTTTGAAGCCTTTGTATAATTTTAGGCATGTTCTCAAGTCTAATGTACGTACACATAATTAGTGCAGTCTTAGACTTTGGTTTTATTTGATTTTCATATAAGTATGTCATAGTGATAAAAGAAAGAGAGGGATAGGCCAGATAGACATATCCCTCCCTAAAGAATTACTTCTTCTTTGCTGCTGCCTTCTTGACAGGAGCCTTCTTTTTAACTACCTTTGCTGACTTAAGAGCCTTCTCTACTTCAACTGCATCTGGTAGACGACCAAATGCGGGATCTGCTGGATTAATTGCTCTAAGAAGCACTGGAACTAGTGCGCCAAGTAGTGAGTATACTAGTGTCTCTGGATCTGTGATGCCTGCAGCAAACATTGCTGTTCCTGCACCAATTACAGATCTTCCGTATGAGGCAAGAGCCTTCTTTAGTTGTTCATTCATATTATTCCTCCTAGGATATAACGTTTGTTAGTACTGTAAAGCCAATCCATAGACCAATAATTCCTGCGACTCCCGCAAAAACTGGTGGTGCTGGTACTGGCAATTTGAATGCTGCGAATACTACGCCACATCCAAAACCTGTTATTGTTGATAGCATAATGTCTTTCATTTTACTTCCTCTTCTTCTGGCAACAATGCCTTTAACTTTTCATACTCCTCTGTTATTTTTTTCATTGAGTAGTAGTTTGGTGCCATTGAAGATAGATCTCCATACTCTTTAAAATAATTAATCTCTGGTGCTGTTTCACTAATAAAACTATTTAATCCCGCTTGAACATCTTCAATATATTGGTATGCCCAATCACGAGAATCAGAAAGAAACTTAATAAAATTTTCTTTATGAACGCTTTCATCGCTTTTTAATTTAAAGTCTTCTGCTTCGTTAATTAACTTTTCAAGTATCATCATATCAAGGAATAAAGCCTTATACTGTGAACGAACCTTGCTAAAATTATTAAATAATGTTAAATAAGAAACACTTATTGAAAATAAACAAGCAGATAAAATTATTGAAGTTGTGTTCATTTTGGTAGTGCCTCTCTTGTTACTAAAACAATTGCTCCATTTTGTTCAAGTGCACTTTTTAATTTTGCTACATACTGAACAGCAATAATTTTTTCATCATGAACCATGTTTAAAAAGTCAGTTTCTTTTAGTTTAATTGTAATAAAGGTATCATTATCAATTATTGTTACCCCAAAATTTTTAGGAGCAATTATAGAGTGAACTGCTGTTTTCATTTCATCTGTATACATTACTCATTATCCTTTGAATAAGTAAACAAATCCTCAAGACATGTAAAACCAATGTCTTCGTTAATCTCAAGAGACTTTAAAAGAATTGCCCATGTTTCTTCAATATACTTTTTTGCAATTTCTGTTGGTGTTACTAGTTCAGAATCAATTAAAAAAGCAAGTGGCAAACCTAAATCATTATACTGAATAAAATCTTCAAAAGTTTTTTCATGTTTATGATTTATCCACAACTCAGCAAGAATTGAGCAGGCATCATCAAATGTTGTTAAGTCTTGTCCATCGTCAAAGTTTGCCATATAGTCCCCCACTGATCTTTAGTTTTATGCTTATTAAATTCTCGTGAAATTTCTCCACCTTCTAAGTATACACCACCCCATATACCCCATTCTTTTCCAGAAACACCATTTGCAAAACAAACTTTCATAACTGGACAAGAAATACAAAGATTATCTACGTTTGACCTTAAGTCAACATCATCTTCATATTTTTCAAAATATAAATTAGTGTCTAAACCAAGACATTTACCGTTATCTTTCCACAAATGCTGTTTCAAGGATTACTCCTTGTACTTATTTGGAATATCCCAGCCATTGCGATCAACCTCATAAATTTTATGAAGGTACCATTCACCATTGACTCTTATACCTTGCGGAGATGTACGTGCAATGTCTGATTTCTTAAGATCAATAACATTCCATCCATCCCATTGCAAATTACGGTTCTTTCTTACAATTGATTCCATTGTTTTTAATTTATTTACAATCATTTTTATCCTTAATATCTGTATATTCCGACTTCAACATTTTTGAGTTCGGCTGATGCTACTAATTTTGAAACTGTTTCTTTTGGCTTACTTAAGAATGCCAAATAGTTTACATGTTCTAAATTTTCTTCAATATATGATGCAGGCACTTTAAAAAATTTAATCTTCTTGCCTCTAGCCTTCATTCCTCTTTCAGATAAATTTGAAAACTCTGAGACCATTGAGTTAATTCTTGCTGGACCAGCGGAATAGATTAGCAGTTCTTTGTCTTCGTCTTGCATTGCAGACATTGCAACGCCCATTGCACGAAGAAAGACTTGATAATCATCAAAATCTTTCGTTCCCTGCACTGCTACTATCATCATTGCTTCCATTCTGTAGGTTATCCAATATGAATAACATCTTTTCAATATCTTTTTTAGACATATGTGTTGTATCAACAGGCTCTGTAGTATCTATATTTACATTGCCATTAACTGCTTCAGCGCAATAAAATATATTGTTGCTTACCCAATAAGCGTTATCTTCTATAAAAATAACTTTTATGCTATTTTTTTCAATATGCTTATGTGCTTGAGAAATTACAATAGGTTTTTCATATAAAGTTTTTGGAAGAAAATCTTTTACCATCATGTGTATGCCACTTTGACTATACGCAATTTTTGGAAAAACTTTTCTTTTGCTGCCTTTATAAAGTATATAAGAAACAAGGCACAATGTCAAGCCAAAGATTGCCCAATACTGTGCGTTCATTTATCAAATAGACTTTGATCTTTTACTTTTTGTTGATGTTTCTGCAACAACCTCTTCAAATGTTGGCGCTGGTGCTGGCTGTTGTATTTTTGATTGTAAATCTCTATTGATATACTCTAGTTGAGAGCATGCATCAATAGCATACTTTAACTTTAGTTGTGTTTGAAGCAGATTAAACTCTGAATCAGAAACACGTTGCTTATAAAAAGAAACCAACTCTCTTAGTTGATCAATTGTCAAGTCTTCCATTTTTACCCCTTTTTTGTATTTTTGTTATGATTTACTTCATAATTGCCAAGAACAGATTTTATGGTTCCATTTTTATTAATGCGAACAATTTTGCCATCTTTAATCTGAGTAGCATTAAATGATCCTGATTTTTTCTTAGGCATTACTTTAAAAAATCCTTTGCGTCAAAAAGACTTCCATCCCAAATAGTTTTTGATGCTACTGCATCTGCTTTATAAGTTCCACCTCTGCGCTTATACTCTGCAACTACCCAGGCATTTGCTACTGCAGATGGATAAACGTCAAACTTGTCTTTTGCTGCTTGAATAACTCTTGCATAAAGTTGACCGTCTGCTGGCTTACCTTTACGTTCTGAAATTATTGATCCATAGTTTGGCTTATCCTCTTTGCCAACAGAGTTGTCATACTCATCTGTGTTTGGTTTTGCTGCTTCAAACTCTGCATCTTTGCCATCGCCAATATTTTTTGGTGAACATGCAGGACAATCTGGGCAATCACAATTCATTGCCTTACATGTCTCACATCCACAATCTTTGTATCCTTCAGATGTTACTTCTTGTTCTTGAGGTGTTCCCCCAGGAATTTCTTCAATCATTTGCTTTACAACTGATGCAAATTCTTTAATTTGGTCTGCTGCTGTCATTGCCATTCCTCCAGTATTCATGCCAGAATGTGAGTCTCCAATGCCACTTCTTCTTCTACCATACCTAATAACATCATCTTTGGTAGCGTCTGGAACGTTAGCATATAGAGCCCTTACCTGGGCTGTTGCCTTACTTTTACTAGGGTGTGTCCCCATTGTCTTGCCATTGTCGTCTACAACTGCATACTGAGAGCCTGATCGTTCAATATGGTATGGCATGGTTATCCTCCTAGGTATACTATGATTATAGCAGATTACTTAAGAAGAAGACGCTTTATTTCAAGCAAGTTTATTTGAAGTTCTATTGATATTTTTTCAATTTCTTCATCATTAAACGCCTTATCTGTCAAGACAACAAAAGGATCTTCTGACAATAGATCTATGTCTAAGAACCCATTTTCCCACAAGCGCATTACTCCACGATTAACATCGTCCAAATGCTCTTTGTATAACTCTGGCATTATTTCTTTTATTTTTGGGCTAAAAGAATATAGTGGTTGACTAGTAATTGCATCTAGACCAACTAATTCAATTGCTCCGCTAAGAATTAAAGCCTCAATAGTTTCGTCAATCGGATCCATGAATAAAACTTTCCAACTGATCTTTAGTCTTTGCTCCGTTAATGCGTCGTAATTCATTGCCATCCTCAATTAAAATAAATGTTGGAATTGCCTTAATATCAAACCTTTTGCATAAATCAACGTTGTTATCAGAATCAATAAATTGAACTTTAATTACATTATCTCTATCTAGTTCTTCTACTATAGGACGAACCCGTTTACATGGATTACACCATTCTGCCGTAAAGTAAAGTATATGTTTCATTATTTACCAGACTTTGATCTTGCCTTCTTAAGGGCCTCAAAATCTTTTATTTTTGTATCTCCAAGGTATCCCCAGGCATAGCCATCATTTATCATCATGTCATTGAGAGATACTGTATCTCCGTTAATATATACCCACCCCAAAATACGACCATACTTTTCAGAGGAATCCATCTTCTCAGTTTTAATTACAACAGACTTAGCATCCTTAAGAGCCTTCTTTAAGTACTCTTTAGCCTCTAGTCCTAGAGCCTTCTCAGCAAGATCCTTTGTTCGGGACTCAGGGGTATCAATACCAGCAAGTCTAACACGGGATGCAAAAAGAATATCAAACCCTAAGTCAATAAGAACATCAATGGTATCTCCATCAACAACATTTTCTACTTTGCGAACATAATATTCATACATTTTATTTTTCTAACCTTACTCTCTCATCAATAACTTCAACCATAAATTTCATTATTTTTTCATACCCAATTTTGTCATCAACAACTTTATTATAATGATGAGAACAAAAAAGAATTTCTCCAGAATGTCCAATTACCTTAACATAAGCCTGTGCAGCACAGCGATCACAACGATCTGTTGCGTCTAAAAGCCATACTTGATCTTCTTGTTCAATCATCGTATTCATATTGTACTACCGCTTTCTATTATCTGTAGAATAAAATCCCGTACCGTTAAAAAGCACACCTGGCGATTGCCATTGTCTTTGCATTACTTCATTACAACACACAGGCTCAGTACTGTCACCAAAATCTCTTTTGTACTCAACAGAACTAGAGCACTGTGTGCATTTGTAATCGTATACAGGCATTACTTTACCTTATGTCCAAACTTTACCCATAGTCTTTCATGTACAAAATACCCTAATGACTCAATCAAAATGTACAGAATTGCACCAAGGCTTGCATATTCCCACTCACCAGTAAACAAATAAATTATTCCAGCAAGAACTAATAGATGAAAAATTTCCCAACTAATAGTTTTAATGGAAGTTCTTTTATTTGATTCCATATTATGATTCTACAATCATCTGGTATGTTCTCTTATCAACTTTGCCAGTTACTGTAAGAGAATGATCTTTTTGGAATTTTCTGACAGCCTTTTCTGTTCCCTTGCCAAACTTACCATCGGCAGTAATCTTAAGTTTCTTTTGGATTGTAATTACAGGATCTCCCGTAGCACCAACCATCATTCCTTCATCTTTATTTTTTGAAGATGCAGGCTTTTTTGTGTTAGTATTTTCTAGAGCAGGCTTTTTACCAGCAGGCTTACTTGCTTGGGCTGCAGTGTCTGTAGAGTCAACTTTAGAAAGCAAAGGAACATTTGCCTCTCCATTATAAATTGGACGACCCCAACCAACAACTGCATTCATTAGGCCACGACCATTTTGCTTGATATATGCACGAGTTTTTTCTACGCACATTCCACCATTGCGCTGGTCTCCCTTTGCAGTTCCTGAAGTGTTTCCTTCAATAACTTGGATAGTTCCATCGTTATTGTTCTTTACACAAAGTCCTACATGAGAAATTCTATTGACACCATCATCTGGGAAATCAAAATAAATCCAGTCACCTGGTGATGGATCATCATTACGACAATCAGCCCATCTGCTATTTTTTCTAAACCAGTCTGACGCTGCAATTGTTGCTGCTGACTTTGGATAAGTCTTTGGATCTAGTCCAGCAGTAAATGCACACCATGAAACAAAAGATTGACACCATGGAAGAAAGTTTGCACCTATCCACTTACCATACTTTGTTTCATTATCTTTTGGACCTTCAACAGTCCCTACTTCTTTCTTTGCAACCGTAATGATTGCTTCTAATGAGCCTTTTACAGCCATAAAACCCTCCTAAAGTTTGTTATATCTATTATAGCAAAGAATGAGCAGTTTTACAACTTACTCAGGTTGTCCCAGGTAGCGTCCTGAAATTTATTTAATGGTGATTGATTTAGGCTTTTTATCTTCAGGAACAATTCTCTCAACATTAATGTTAAGCATTCCATCATTCATTTTTGCCCCAGTTACTTCCATGTATTCGCCAAGAGCAAATGATCGTGTAAACTTACGACCCGCAATACCCTTGTGAACCACTTCAGCGTCTGTTACTTCAACAATTTCACCCTTAATAATTAGTGTGCCATTGTCCACCGACACATCAATATCTTCTTTTCCAAAACCTGCTATAGCAATAGAAATTAAATATGTATCTTCATCTAGTTTAAGAAGATCATACGGAGGATATGATTGTGAATTGATTTTGTGTGCATTATTTAAGCGACCCAACTCTCTGTTGAATCCAATAAAAAATGGATCATTAAATAGATCCAGTGTGAAGTTTGTTACCATGTTATTCCCCTTTCAAGCGAATAAGTTAATGTGCTCCTCATTTGAGCAAGCACTAAATAATTATATCATAAAATTAATTTGGTATTAAAAATGTAAAGTCATTAAACTGGTGTCCCCAGATTCCAGTAAATTGTCTATCTTTGGGGTCAAAACCACCAGTTACTGCATGGGCAAGTTTAAACATGTCTGGAACAAAAAGATCGCCTTGTTCCCACCTATGAACAATCCTAATGTCTTCATTGTTTTTTACTTGATCTGAAAACCAAAAAGAAATTTCATTAAAGTTTTCAGTTTGTTCTTGAGTTGGCTCTTGGCCATCAAATAAAACTAATGCAGAAGGACTTTCTGAATCTTTTAAAACACGCATTCTAATTAAAGGATTTTCAGTAAGCCAGTGATTTTTAATTACATTGTAGTCATACTTTACCATTGTAGAGTTACCATTTTTATTATCAAATTCTATAGTATTAGTTATGCACTTTGATAAAAAATGTTTCCAATCATCGGACATAGTATTATAAACTTTTTCTGAATCAACAAAATAAGTTTTTCCGTTATCTGAGTCTGTTGTAAAAGTTGACATGTTCCAAGTTGAAGCAACAATTGGATTTTTGTAGTAAACATGCTCAATGTGCCATTTAAGCATTACGTCATCTTTTCCAGCAATATTAATTTCATCATTGTGTGAATGATTTTCTGTATAACTATAGAGTTTTTTGGCAGGTGATTCATTTGTATACCAACCAAAAAGATCACCTAAAGTTTTATGAAATGCTGAGTGTTCTTCACTGTTTAAGTTTGCATTTCTAAAAACTAAAAAAGAATTATTTATAAATTTATTTTTGTAGTAGTCAAAATTTTCTACTATTTCTTCTGTTCCTGGAAACATAATTGGTTCTGTATAGATCATTTATTATTTTCCTTTTCTTGATAATTTTATTATACATCATGATTTGGTACACCAGATAGGACTTGAACCTATGATAACCGAATTATGAGTTCGGGGCCTTAACCAACTTGGCTACTGGTGTATGGCTGGTCTGGCAGGTCACGATCCTGCGACTTCCGAATTAACAGTTCGGCACTCTACCAACTGAGTTACAGACCAAAACCTATTGTTATCCTACGTAAGGATAACTTTGTGCTTTAGGAAGAGAAGCAATATATTCACTCCAAGATCCAGAAGTTTTTCGTGTTACTGCCAATGTTGCTACAACTGGTGTTGCAACTGATGTTCCTGTAATTGTCATTGTCTTGCAACCACAATAACCCTTTACAGATGCATCGCCTCGCCCAACCATAGCAAGACCAGGACCTACGTTTGCATAAGATGCAAATGTTAGATCTGGCTTAAGTGCACTTACTGAAATTACTCCAGTTACACAGGAAGGAAATCCAATTTGATTTTTCTTTGCATCATTTCCAGTTGCAACAAATGTTGGAACATTTTGTACGTTTAATGATTTTACTGCATCAGAAAAAATTGTATCAGTTGGACATGTTCCAGCAGCAAAATTGCTTCTTGACTGACTAATTGATACGGCCTTAATATTAAGTCGTGATGAGTTAGCAGAAACCCAGTTCATTGCACGACTTACAGAACTTCCATCATTATGCATTGCAGAGAACTTGGTGTATACATTTACATCCGAAATTCTTACAAAGACAATCTTAATATTTGGGTTTGCCAATACTGCTGCTTGTGCAATATTAAAACCATGATCAATTCCATTAATCTTCCAATCATTGACCATTGCTGATCCTGGACCTTCTTGAAAATTAGTTCCATTTGGACAAGTATTTAGTGTAAAACATGCCTCATATACTACATTGCTATTCTTTGAAGCATCCATTGCTGTATCAATAATTGCAATTGTGTTTGTCTCTGCTGCCTGAACTGGTTGAACTACAGCAAATCCAAGAATTACTGATAGTGTTAACGCTACCTTTTTCATTTTTACCCCTTTAGTTTGATTACTACTTGACATGGGTCGCCACCTGCTTCCCACTCTTCTTGCTCTTCTTCACTCATGTATGGATCACCATCATGAGTATTACAGAACGGTTCTGTTATCCAGCCCCGATCAATTCCATTATTTAACCAGATTTCAAACTCTAAACTATCTTCATCGTTAATCATATATTAAGTATATCCTTAAACGCTTACTACGTCAACTGGACCCATGCATGAAGGGCTAAATTTAATTGCTGAATTGACTGCTCCTACTACACGCTTTCTTGCATCCCTTGTTTTTTCCGTGGCATTCATATAACCATATGCATACTCTGCACCTGAGCCCATAGAAAGATAAGGAAGTGTATACTTAGACAAAGACATATCTGCAGAACTATGCTCATAAATATTTCCACGCACAGCAATAATCAAACCAAGGTCACCTTCTTTTGAAGTGTCTACCCAAAAATCATTATAAAATGAGCGAAGTTGTTTAATAAACTTTGTCTGCATAAACTTGTCTGTATCTTTAATGTCAGGTACATAGGGATTAAAGTTATAGCGAATTCGCTCACCATCCATAGAACCAGCATACCCAATTAGGTACGGGCCTAGTTTCCAAACCTTTGGACTAGATAGTGCTAGAATGGTGCCATCATCTGATGCACCACGATCTCCTGCCATA